AGAGCCCAGCTTTTTTGTAGCTTAGTATAATTGTTTGCATTATTGCCTAAAATAATTTCAAGGTCTGCAATTCGGTCAAGCATTTTTTATCCTCCTATCTTAGTTAATAAAGGGGAGCGGATAACTCCCCTTAATAGAGGAATTAGCCGCCAATAGTAAGCTCAATAGACTTAGTTTCATCTACAAGAGCCATTAAGCCGTGACGCTCATAAACTACAGTATTATCCTTGCTCTCAATGTCTCTGTCCTGTTCTACAGAGCCGTCTTTCTTAACAAAGAATTTAACCTGATCTTTAGCAGTAATATATACTTTGCCAGCAGGCACTAACTTAGAGCATACACAAGGCACACCGCAAATATCACCAAACTGTCCTGTATAAAGTATTTCACCCTGCTTAGAGGCTTTGTAGTCAGCGTCCTTACGGATAGCAGCTTTAGAGTCTAAGCCCATAACTAAGAAAAGATCGTCCTCAATTTCTTTGCCGATAGTTGCCAAAGCGTCTACAACAGCGTCATAATTAAATACAGTTGCTGTAGCCTTATTAGAAATCTTAGCAAGCTCTGCAAAGTATTCCTCTCTAATTTCATTAGCCATAAGGTCAGCTGCACCCTTTGTAGCTACATCAAGCACATAAGGATCTTGCATTACATCAACATCATTATAAGTAAATGTCTGCTGATAGCGTTCTACCTCATACTCTACAGGATCAAAAGTTACAGAGCCCTTAGTAGTGTTTTTAGCACCCTTTGCAAGCTTTTCTACCTTGCCAGTATAAACATACTTATTTACAACCTTTTTAAGTCCTGCCGCTGTTGCTAAAGAATTGTCAACAGTATAAAGTGAATTAATATTAGCCTTAGTGTTAACTAAGTCAGTCATTTTGTTTTCGATTACTATATTTTCATAACCTGTAAAACTCATAATTTAAAATCTCCTTTTATTGTGTTAGTTTTTTGTATAATTCAGGCTGGTTTTGGTATATTTCAGCCTGCTTTGATAGAGGCAATTTGTTAAATGCCTCTCTTGTAAGCTCCTCTGTAACAGTTGCTCCGTTACCTTTAGGAGCTCCGCCAGTAGCAGCTAGACGCTTTTCTACCTCAGCTTTAACAGCTGCTTTAAAGAGTTTGTCAAGGGTGTCTATTTTAGCCTGCGACTCCTCAATATCATCAGTAATATTAATAATGTCAGCAAACTCAGCTGAGAGCCCTCTACTTGCTAATACAGACTTTAGCTCACTTTTATTGTTAGCTATGTCTCTTTCTCTTAGCATTTCCTCTAGCTCTGCTATTCGAGCGTCTTTTTCTGCCTTTGCTCTTTCGTCTCCGTCTAATTTAGAGAGTGAGAGCTGCTTTTCATACTTTTTCTGCTGTGTTTTCAGTGCTGCTGTTACTCTCTTGTCAGTTTCACTTTGCAGCAAAGCCTGTACTTGCTCAAAAGTATAAGTAGTGTTGTTTTCCTGTTGCTCTGCCCCTGTAGTTGTTTCTACAGTTTCAGTGCCTGTGCCAGTGTTCATTTCTTCTGCCATAATAAAAAATCTCCTTTTAAGTTATAGCCTGAGCTATCCCTTTTAATATTTCAGTTGTTCTTTTTGTCTGCCCCTGAGAAAAAGACAATATAAAAAAGCAACAGTTTCCATATTAGAAATAGTTGCTTTATTTTTCGTCATATTCGTTATTAGTCTACTACTGGGATAATAGAGCACCTGCAATTAGGGTGAGCAGGTATAGGCACAGCAGCTCCTATAGGGTATCTCTTTTTATGGAGCTTGCCGCACACCTCACAGCGTCTCTCGTCTTTGTCAGCCCATATTTCAACATAGTTTATGCCGTAGTCCTCATACCGCTTTTTAGCAGCCTCAGTCTGTATATGAGCTATCTCAGTTCGTGCTAAGCGGTCAGCCTCAGCATAAGAGGCATTAAACCGCTCTTGTAAAAGACTTTTAAGCTGAGAGGTCTTTTTACCAGTTACAACACAGTGCAAAAGCTCATCATTAAGAGTGTCAGCTAATTTGCTTGTATTATCCCATACACGCTCACTCCAGCTCTTGCCGTCTGCTACCCATACAGAGCTAATTATCTGCTCTGCTGCCTCTGTGCTTATTGTAGAGTAGTGTATTTTAGGTTCTATGTTAGCACCTAGCATAATAGCCTCATAATCAGCCTTAAAGGTTTTAACAAATTGCTCACTAAGTAAAGCTATTTCTTTATCTCCTAGCTTTTGCAGTTCCTTTTTTAGTTGCCCTTGCATTTCCCAGTATTTATTTAACTTGTAAAGGTCAGCAGGAGTAGGCTCTTTGCCACTCTCTACAGTAGCTAATAATTTATCATAAGTAGCCTCAAAGTCCTTTATAACTCCATTTACAGCAGCGTTATAATACTTTGTGAGCTGCTTGTTTATTTCCTTAGCACTCTTATTAGCTATAGCTGCCTGTGCTTGTAGGTTTCTTTTTTGCCAATATTTCAAACACGCTCACTCCTTACCATTTGCCGCAAAGAGTGCAGCCAGCAAAAAGCCCAAACAAACCGAGAGCGGCAATATCCATATTAAATGTAAAGCGTTTATCATTTGTCAGTGTCCTCTATCTCATCATCATCAGGAGCAGTAAAGCTATTATTAGAGCCTAAGTTAAATAAGTCCATATTAGCCTGCTTTTGAGCCTGTACCGCCTCCAGCTCTGCCTCTACATCATCTATAAAGGGTAATTGTGCTAATAAGGTCTTATCACTTACAGTGCCCTTTAAAGCATTTACAAGCTGTATAATCTCAGTGAGGTTAACAGGAATATTCCTAACAAAGTTAATTTGTATATCTCTCCATACAGCCTCACTTGCTTTTAGGTTAAGGATATTACAGATCAGCTCTATTCTCCGCTGTATAGCCTTAGTAAAGTTAGCTACTATTCCGCTTGCTACATTTTCAAAGCCTACTAATTTATAAGCTAGTGCAGTGCCGCTCTGTGCTAAAAATGTATCATCTGCCATATCAGGACAGGCTGTAATTTTAAATATATTCTCTTTGATATTAGAGAGCATATTTACTATTTGTGTATCACTAGCATTTTTAGTAAGCCAGTTAGCAGCAGCCCCCTCAGGTAGAATTAATACTCTGTTTTCTTTCATAGCTGCTATTTCTTTTTCATCAGCGTCACAGCCCTGTAGAGTTAAGTAGCAGTCTACCCAAGCATTAAAATCATCTATCTCACTGCTCTGTAATTCGTTGTAAGCGTCATTAAGGCTAATAATAGAATTGAATATATTTTCCTCATCTGTGTTAAGGTAAAAGACGCTAACAGGCACAGCTTTAAAATAGTGAGGCTCTATGCCTACAAGCTGTAAGCTGCCCTCTAAGCCCTCTGTTTTATATGTGATTTTTTCTTTATCCGTGTAAACTACAATATAATAAGTGTTGGTATCGTCAAAGCAGTCAGCTTTATACCACCTTACAAAGTAAAGGAGCTCACTGTCTAAGCTATCATCATAAATAACAAAAGCATTAAGAGGGTTTACCTGTGCATAGCGTACCTGTGCAAATTTGTCTAACCACTGGAGCTCATAACCTACACCAAAGTCAAGAGCATTGGTGAGCCATTGTATATTAGCAGCGTTATCATCATTGTAATTTATAACCTCTTGCACCTCTGTAATATCGTCATTAGAGGTGTATGTAATAGGCTTTCCGCAAATATAGCCGCTGTAAGTATCACTAATAATCTTGCAGTAGTTAGTTACTATGTGATTGCACTCTTTACTCTTATCTGCATAAGACTTAGTTAAAATAGCGTGCTTGCCGTCTTTGTAGTCTTTCCACTTTTTAAGCGTGGGCTGCATATTCAAAATAAATCTATTTATAAACTTTTGCAGCAAAGCCGTTGTTAATTCTGTGTCTTTGTTTAAATAAAACATATCCTATCCCCTTTAAGTATAAGTCCAGTTTTTAGCCGTTATCATTTGTAATTGTGTGCTAGTTAATTTAGCTATATTAGCACTCCCTAGCGTTAGCTTTTTAGAGCTTGAGCCTGTATAGTCTTTTAAAGCATTTATTATGTTTAAAAGGCTTTCAGTAGTAAGCTGCTGGGAGGAGCTGAAATCTATTGAAAAAATTATTTCACCAATAAAATTAATATTTTTTAATGCTGTGCACCCTTTAAATATATTTGAATAACTATATAAAATAGAGTAATTTTGTGTAAACTTTATAGCTTGTATAGTAGTTAGTGCTGTGCAGTCTTGAAACATACTAGAATAAGATACAGTCCGCACATTACCTCCACTTAGATCAAGAGTAGGCACAGTAGTTAATTTTGAGCACCCTGCAAACATATAATTAAATGCTGTGCAGTTTTTTATTTCAAACTGGGGCACTGTAGTTAGATTTGAGCACTTATAAAACATATAAGAAAAAGAGGTACAATTTTTAGTATCTAGTAAAGGCACAGTAGTTAACGCTGTGCAGCCCTCAAACATTCCTGTTAGATTAGTAGCAGCACTTGTGTCAAGCTGCGGCACTGCTGTTAATGAGCTGCAGCCGTCAAACATATATTTAAAGTTTGTACATTTGCTAGTATTAAACAAAGGCACAGCCTTTAAATTAGTGCAATTTTGAAACATTCCCAATAAAGAAATGCTATTACTAGTATTGAATAAAGGCACAGCCGTTAATGCTTTGCAGTTTTTAAAAGCATTCTCAAAAGAGTTGCATTTTTCAGTATCTAATAGCGGCACTGTTGTTAATTCTGTGCAATCTTGAAACATATAATTAAAATTGCCTTTTAACTCAATAAGCGTGTTATAGTCTATCTTTGAGACTGTCTCTAAAGCGGCTGTATAGTCCTTGTCAGTTACTATTACTCCCTTAACCTCAAAAGCATTGTTTATATCGTTTATATCCTTTTCAAGCGTTATTACCCTTGTGTATATTTCAGGCTCAGTGTAAATGTAATTAGCAGGCTTGCTCCTGCCACACACTTTAAAATATTTCTCTGCTACAGTGTGCTTGTTAGAGTAAGCGTATGCTTTAAAATCTAAAGGCACTTGTAATAAGATATTAGGTACATTTACCACAGTTAAGCCGTTTTCTGTGTAAGTCTTACTCACTAAGGCTCTACTTTGTGTATTATTGCAAAAATGCACCTCATTAATAGTGCTATCGGCTACTATTAATTTTTCATCTAAGTCCCACTGGTAAAAGTTCTCTCTATCATCAAATGTCCTTAACATATTGCCCCTCCTTTAATTAAAACTTAACTTTTGAGGTTTTAAGTTTTCTATTTCTCCTGTAAGGCTCTACAGCGTACCTTAAAGCCGCCATAGCGTCATCAAAGAAAGGGACAGGCTCATCAATATAAAGCCCTGTTTTGCTGTCCTTTTGCCATTTCCACTGTTGTATCTCTTTTATTGTGTTAATGCAGCTGCCGTCTATATGTATTTTATGCTGTTTAAGGTAGTCTATTTGAGCTTTTACGCTGTTTTGCTCTTTCTTTACTGCTCTTGCCTTATAGCCTGCCTTAGTCCACATTTTTATCCTGTCAGGCTCTGCACTATCACAATACATTATTTTATTTTTATCAAAGCCCCTGTTATTAGCTAGCTGTATTATTTCCTCCGTGTCCTTTTCGTGCACATACAGCTCTTGCAGTATATATATCTCATCATCTTTAAAGCCTACCTCTAAAATGCAGTTAGCGTGATTAAAGCCAAAGTCCTGAGAATAGAGTATATTATCATATCTCTCAAAGTCCTTAGGTAGCTCCTCTATTACAAAGCTTTGTAAAATTAAGCCGCCTGTTTCTCCCCATTCTCCCAAGCCGTATATTTTATAGCCCTCAGGGTCTTGCTCTTTTCTCATCATCATTCTTTTATGATAATGCTCATCTAAAAAGCGGTTATCTAAATAAGTGCTGCTGTTTTTGAGTATATCAGGGCTGGAGTAGTCCCAGTATTTACGCTTTATCCAGTGGCTAGCTGAAATAGGGTTAAAGCTAAAAGTTATTTGATAGAATAAATTAGGGTTATCAAGCTTGCCTCTTAATCTATCGTCTAGTATATCTACATCACTTTCCTGTAGCTCTGTAGCCTCCTCACACCATATCCAAACTATTTTACCCTCCTGAGAGGTTATACTCTTTACTCTCTCCCTTGCTCTCATATCATTAAAGCCCCTAAAAATAACTCTATTTCCTGTAGCTTTACAAGTAAGAGAAAGAGGAGTAGTAGTATAAGTCCAAAAATCATTTAAACCAGTGCGACTTATAGCGGCTACTAGTTCTGCAAAAGTGCTGTCTTTGTGGCTTGCCTCAGTCTGTCTAACTACAAGCAAATTAGCACCCTTATAGCGTGTATCACTTAACTTTAATATAAAGTCAGTAGCTATATTAACGCTCTTGCCGCTACCTGCTGATCCCTTAGCTACTCTATAGCGGCATTTAGAGAGGTTAAACTCTTTAAAAACAGAATTGAGCTTAACTTTCCCCATAGTCTACCTCTATTTTAGCTGTCATATTCATTTGCTGCTGCTCAGTAGGTTTCTGCCCTAAAGTATCTCTAATAATTTCAAAAGCCTTTGTATTGCCGCTCAAAGCCTCTTGTACTAAAGCGGCTGTAATAGCTGTATAATTGTCCTCTCCGTCCTCGTGGGGCTGTGAGAGGGCTATTTCTAGCAATTCTTTAAGCTGTTTCTTTCTCCGCCTTGCTTTTACACTAGCTTTACCGCCTTTTTTTCCTATCTCTCGTGCTTTCTCCGTGCTTAAAGGCTTTAAATTTTCTGTATTTGCCATTATCCCTCAGCTCCTTTTATTTCAAAAGCCCATTAACTATTTTTTGAATAGCAGCAGCGTCATAGCCTGCCTCAGCAAGTCTCTTTTTACGCTCTGCACCATTTCCCCATTTACCAGCTATAACCTCCTGAGCTATATCCTCATTAGTTTTCTTAGTAGGGGCTTTTCCGTTGCAAAGCTCATTTACTTTAGCCTGTACTGCTGCATAGTCATAGCCTGCCTTAGTGAGCTTTTGCTTTCTTTCGTCTCCGTTGCCCCACTTACCAGCTATAACCTCTTTTGCTATTTCCTCTGTGCTTTTATTAGAGTTTTCCACAGAGTTATTAACATTTTGCTCAACATAAGCAATATTAAGAGTTTTTAAAATACCTTTAGCAATAGCAGCTCCCATTTTTGCCTGTTCTGCCGCTGTGTCAATAATATTCATATCTGCTCTATTATCTACAAAAGCACACTCTACAATAACAGCAGGAGCTTTAGTGTCTCTAATAAAGCCGTAATAATCTCTGCCCTGCTTATTTACTCTTGTCTTAGCTCCTCTGCTGTTTTGTCCTATCTTTACAATTTCATCAAGCACATTTATAGCAAGAGTAAAACCTTTTCCGCCTTTATAGTGGTAAAAAGCCTCTGCTCCGTCTCCGCCTCCAGCGTTATTATGAATAT